AAATTATATTGCGTGATCGAGAATTTTGTAATTTAACAGAAGTTGTGATTAGAAAAAACGACACCCCCGAGACTCTTAAAGAAAAAGTTAGGCTTGCAACAATTCTAGGAACATGGCAATCAACCCTTACCAATTTTAGATATCTTTCTAGTGAGTGGAAGAAAAATTGTGAAGAAGAAAGGCTCCTTGGAGTATCTTTAACTGGTATTATGGATAATGATTTAACAAACGGTAAAAAGGGAGAAGAAAAACTTGTTTCATTATTGGAAGAAATGAAACAGGTTGCTATTGAAACCAATAAAGTTCTGGCAAATAAATTGGGGATCAATCAATCTGCTGCTATTACTTGTGTAAAACCATCTGGAACCGTAAGTCAGTTGGTTGATGTTTCTTCTGGAATCCATCCCCGTCATTCTGAATATTATATTCGTACAGTTAGAGCAGATAATAAAGATCCTTTATGTCAGTTTATGAAAGATAATAATTTCCCACATGAATCTTGTGTTATGAAACCTGAACATGTTACTGTATTCTCTTTTCCTGTTAATTCACCAAAATCTTCGATAATGAGAGATGAAATAACTGCTATTGAACAATTAGAACATTGGCTTTTATACCAACGACATTGGTGTGAACATAAACCAAGCATTACTATTACTGTTCGAGAAGAAGAATGGATGGAAGTTGGAGCCTGGGTATATAAATATTTCGATGAAGTGAGTGGCGTATCATTCCTTCCTCATAGCGATCATGTTTATAAACAAGCACCATATCAAGAATGTGGCAAGAAAGAATATAAGGAACTTTTAAAGAAAATGCCAAAAGATGTGAGTTGGAATGGGCTAAACGGTTATGAAGAAACTGACAATACGGTAGGGGCACAAACCCTTGCATGTAGTGGAAATTCCTGTGAATTGGTTGATATAATCGCCTCTTAAAAAAGTTAAGTTTTTTTTAAAGTATATTTGTAGCAGGTTAAAAATAAGGGTTGACAAACAAAATTGTTGATATATAATATACATCTTAATCAAAGGAATTGGGGCGGAGAGCCCCATTCCTTTTTCCAGAAACTACGGCCGTAGAAGATGGGAAAAAAAGAGTCTTAGAACAAAAAAGGAGAACTAATATGTCTAAGAACGAAAGTGGAGTTTGTTGTACGGATGATGTCGTAAGTCGCGCACTAGGTAAGGTCGGTGTTAACCGTTCCATGCTTTGGACCCTAACTCTAGTCCCATTTGCTTGGGAAGGCGTTGTTTGGGTTGGCCAGGCTTTAGAGTCCCTTTGGGGCCTTGTAACCAAGGCTGTTAACTGAATAGATCTTTTCTATAGGAAGGTATTTTTTAAAACTACCTTCCTGTTTTTATAGAATAGGAGATAAGACTATGAGTAAGAAAAAGTGGACAATGTATGGTGCTATTGTAGCAGCCGTTATACTCGCCGCTTTTACAGTACCAGCAATTGCTACTAATCCTTCATATGAAGAACTTGAAGCAAGGTTGGATACCGCAGAAGCAAGATTAGACGCTGTTAATTCATCAAATCCTTCTTGGATTGATAAGAGGCGCGCCGAAGAAGTTTCAGTGTTAGTTAAGGAAGTCCTTGCTGATGCTGACAGTCGTGCAAGTTTACAGGGAGATGGAAGTCCTGTAACTGTTAATGTACACGGATTTATGCAAACACGCTGGACTTATAACAGCGGTGCTGATGTTGAAGCCAATCATGGTTTCTCCCTCCCCACTGCTAGACTCATTCTTAGTGGTGATGTCTATAACTTTGGTTATAAGGTTAGTGGTCAATGGAATGATGGTGGAAATTTCGATCTGAAGGATGCTTATGGAAGTACTAGACTTGCTGGAATGGATTTCAGGTTTGGTCAGTTCAAGGCTCCCTTTATGAAGGAAGTTCTTGTGGATAGAGTTGATACTCTTTCTGCTGATCGTTCTATTGTTGCATATACTTTTGGTCAAGGACGATCACAAGGTATTGAGTTCGGAAATGATTTAGGCGCACTCGATGTTCGTGTTGCATATACTGATGGATTCAACAGTGCTAATGGTGCTGGTGTCCAGAATGGTTATGCACTCACTGGCCGTGCTGATTTAGAAATCAGCAAGTGGTGGAACCTTGGTGCCGCTATTTCATGGAATGACCTTGATACTAGCGATTATTGGACATACACTGTAGATACGGGTGTTGATGTTGGTGGTCTAGATCTCACGGCTGCATATACTGGTGTGAACCATGATGCAGGTGATGACTGGGCAGCAACATTCTCGGCCGCATATATGTGCATGGATGATTTTCAAGGATTTGTCCAATATGAGTATGGTACACTGAGTTCTGTCACTGAAGATTTAAGTGTTGCAACTGTCGGTTTCAATTACTTTGTTAACGACAATGTTAAATGGACCACCGATCTTGGTTATTCCTTTAATGGAATTAGCACAGGTTGGGATCTTGATAACACAGGTTGGAACGCAACTTCTGAGACAGGCGAATATTTAGTTCGTACTCAATTGCAAGTTCAATTCTGATCCTGATTTAAAAACAGGGATCACCTCCAGAATAGCCCCATTTTTATGGGGTTATTCTTTTTTTTTTTATTTAAAATCAGCCATTTTTTTTATACATAATATATGGAATGACAATACGAAAAATATTCACAATAATATTTTTGTTATGTATATTGGGTGGATGTAAAACAACGGAAATTGTGCATCAACCTGAAATTTCGGTTCCAGCCAAAACAAAACACTTTAAGATCGTAGAGGAAGATGACCCATATCCGTCTGTGGGTTCAATATTAAACGAAACAGGCAGACTTATTGGATCGGGCATCCTTATAGAATCAAATATTGTTTTAACAGCGGGACATGTTGCTGATTCTCCTCGTCGTGCTTTTTCATTCTTTATTGGTGAAGAAGAAATTCTTATTGATTATGTTATATTACATCCAAAATATAATCTAAATAAGAAAGTTTCAAATGATGTTGCTTTAGTTTTTTTGGCATGTGATTCAATCTATCCACCAGCACAGTTACAAGAACCAAATGATATTTTATTTCAGGGGGCCATATTAACTACTGTGGGATATGGAGGAGGAGAAAAACGATATAGTTTACCGAACACTTTTTGGTATTATGGAGTATTAATAGATCAACCTTCACAAATTAAATGGCTACCCATTTCTGCAACTATATGGTTTGGTGATTCTGGTGGAGCAGTGTTCTGTAGTTTTGGTGGGGAGAGAAAAGTTGTTGGTATAATATCAAGTCTTTCATTTTGTGCGGACGGTCCGTATGAAAATTCTGCAACAAGTGTTCAATATTTCTATGATTGGATAATGGAGGTGATAAATGGAAAGGGTAGAGAAAGCATTATTATTGTTAAATAAACCAATAGGTATGATTGCAGCAATAATAGGTTTTACAATTGGCATTCTGTTAGTCAAAATGGTAATGTAGAAGAAGGGGTACAATGCCGTCCGAAGAAATTTTACTTATACTTTTATGTTCCGCACTTTATTTTCTTCCTTGGGAAAAAGAAAGAAAATAAAAAACAAGTAGGAACCATAAATAGTAGTAGGAGAAGTGTTATGAATATTGCAGGGATAGATTATAGTTTAAGAGGGCCCGCAATATGCGTCTATGCTGGTGACTTTGAGGATAGTTTTAATTTTTCAAGTTGTAATTTTTATTACTTAACATCAGTCAAAAAATATTGTGGTGTGTGGAATAAAAATATTCACGGTGAAACTTTTTATGACTATAATGAAGAGCCTCAAAGATACGAAACTATTGCAGATTGGGCAATCGATAAACTGGTTGGTTGTGATTATATTGCATTAGAAGGTTATTCTTTTGGATCCAGTAGCAACAGATTATTTCAAATTGCAGAAAATACAGGACTATTAAAGTATAAAATTTACCATTCTGGTACACCCTTGGATGTAATACCACCTTCCCAAGTTAAAAAATATGCTACTGGAAAAGGAAATGCAAACAAAGAAGCAATGTATTTGTCGTTTAAGGACGATACATTTGTTGACTTAAAAGATCTATTAAATGTAACAGCAAAAAATTGTGGGCCTGTTTATGATATTGTTGATTCGTATTTTATTTGTAAATTGCTTCACGAACAACTTAAAACACAACCCAACGGGAAAAAAAAGTAAAGTGTTAGTTATGCCAACCATTCTTGATTTTGATCTGAGAAATAATCTTTTTTGTGGTTTCGTTAGTAAGACCAGTGGCAACTCCACCAGGCCCAAATACTTCTTTGCGTTCCTCAGAAGAAAGGCGGTCTTTCATTGCTTCGACTAATTGAACAATTTCTTGCACTGCTTTCTTATCGTTTCTTCCATCGATCAACATCCATGCTACCACTCCGAGTGCAGCAAAGAACCCAACGATTAAGACGATTAGACCAATAGTAGCAATTTCTTCGAGATAGTATTGACTTGCTGCCGCGAAGCCTACTGTTAATACACCTATTGCTAATACAACACCACCAAGTTTACCACTCACCCAAAAAGTGAGGAATGCGCCACCGATAAGCATACCAAACCCTATTACAAAGAATAGGGTAATAAAACTATGAAGGTTTTCTAGTGCTTCTCGGCGAACTTCCCTATCGGACTGTTCGTACTCTTGGACTAGGTCCTCTAAATTTTCTATCTGTCCAATGGCCGCGGAAACTCTGGCGTTGGCGCTCTCTAAGTCTTCCAGCGCCTCTTCTACTCTCACCTGTTCTTTCTCCGCACCGTCCACATGTTCCTTGATGGCCTCTGCGGAATTCTCGATGCTGTCCAGAGTTGGATCGATGTTGTAGTTTCTGTCCTCTGGCACCAGTGCGATATCGTTTAGAATCGAGTTTGCTTCCTCGTCGATGCTGTCTAGTTCGCTCTGTATCGCTCCTGAAGCGTCTGTGATCTCGTTTGCCTGCTCCTTTTGCTCCCGAACACTGTCTACTACTGTGCTGGAAGTATTCACGGGAACTCCGTTGATTTCGTTCAAGGCCTCGCATCCCATTACCATGATGAACATCATCGCCGCGAGAATTTTTCCACTGAGTAAACCTTTCTTTGGCTTCTTCTGGTGAAATTTTACCATCTTCAACCGCCATTTTGAGTCTTTCCCCAATGGCAGATGGTGTTGTATTGTCAATTTTTTCATCTATTAAAACTCCTCCACTCATACTAATACTTAAAATTATTGTTGCCAAAAACATAAACTGCCCCTTTTATTTAGAAGAAAAGAAAGGATATTTCTTTTCTAATGCTGTGATTTTTCTCTTCTTCCTATCGTTTTCTAGTCTTTCCATTTTCTTTTTAAATTCTTTTGTTCTTGCATCTAAAGGATTCTTCCTTCTAGCAATACCAAGAACGGGATCATACCCTGCAATTTTTCCCGTGGATTTTACATCAGTATCTCCTGTAGCCTGAGTACCACCGCTGCCCATCGAGTTTGCTGGTACATTTTCGCTAAGTTCTTCTACAAAAGTTTTCCAAGATTTCATTATGTTATCCTTTTGGTAACAATCCTACCATTTCCTTTGGATGGGATTCCACGACGCAGTTCTCTTTTTTGTTCCCGAATTGCCTGTTTTCTTATTCCCTGCTTTTCGGTTATTTGATGAGGAAATACTGGTCCGTTTTGAGATACTCCAGGCTTTGTTAAAGCACGACCAGTTGGCATTCTTTCTCTAATAAGATTTCGTTGTTTGTTGCATTTACTGCACGCCATTATTTGATTCCCCCCGATTCAAATTAAGTTCTTGATATCGTTCATTAAGAAGTTCTTTCTTAAAATCAATATTATATTCCCGTAATATATAGGAACAAAAGACTTCTTCAAACAATTCGCCATCTACTCCTACCTTCTCAACCTCTTCTCGAATTAAATACAAGGCTGTCCCTATAGATGCTAATTTTGTTTTACCGAATGGAAGTTTTTGTAATAATTTTTTAATGTTCCATGCTAATCTGGTAAAAATGTTACTTGCAAGTTTTTCCTCACCTGTTTTCAGATCTTTTTGTTTTTTCAAATATTTACCGTCTTTATCGATAATACCCAATTTATATGCTTTGGTTTTTTCAAAGGGTTGTACCAATAGTTTAATAAATTGGTATATGACATATGCGTTTACAAGTCTATTCATTTTATATACCCTTTAATACTTTCATTATTCTTAAATCTATTGGTATGTCTTGCATGTCTGTCTCTGATATTTGGTGGGGGAATTCGGGCAAATAACCTAAATATAATAGAAATGTTTTTAAAGACGAGTATAATTCTTCTTCCAATTTAAAGAAAAGCATTCTAGAAGTTGCTAATGGACCAAATACATTCCCCATGATTATTATATGATTTAAGATTAATCTTTCTTTAAGTACCCCTTTTTTAATAAACCTTCCCAAAAGTCTTTTAATATATTTGACGCGATTTATATCTTCATAAAATTCTTCTATATCTTCGCACTGAGGATTATCATATGATTTCATTGCGAAGACGATAAAGGTTTTATCGTTTAAAGGCTCAGGTTTCATAATAAAAATCTCTTAATGTTTTATTCAGGTTTAGATTCTATTTTGGCATCAATGATATATCCACCATTTGGACCAATGTTAATCGTACCTACCAAAGAATGGGGGACACTGCCTTCAAAACCGTTCTCATTATAAAACCCCTGTCTCATTAAATCATGTTCTGGGGTGGTTCCAAAAGCGCCTCCATATCTAGTCATTGGAAATTCTATTGAACCTTCTGTTGTTGCTTCAACAGGATTTACCGAAAAATCTAAACCCATAACATTTAATTTTGCTCTTAACATATTAAATGCTGCTTTAGGATCTACAAATTCTCTCTGCGTTTGTCTTTTTATGTAAGCATTTAACCTATTAACTAGTTCAGAATTTCCTGAAACAGTTATCTTGTCATCAACATGAGGAACAGTTCCTCCAAATTGATCATTTCCCCCCAGAGCAGCAATACCCCAGAGTTCATTTATATTATTTTTTAATTCCTTAAACGATTTCATGAAGATCTCCTTTATATTCGTCAATATTATTTATATAAATTAATAATCCTTTGCCGTTTGTAATTGTAATTGTACCTCACATAATACCCTAGAATCTTCTATTTCTTGTGAGACTACATTTTCATCTATAGAATCTGCTTTGTTCCAACTACACCATTGGGTCATTAAATAGCCAGTAATCTGGTTAGATTTTCGAATCGGGAGGAAAGAAAATGCCACCACATTACTACTCTGAAGTAATTGTTTACACCAAGAATCGTCTAATGATGATGTTAAGTAAATCTTAGGATCGTCTTTCAGCAAAAGTTTCAACCCCTCAATACAAAGAGAAACCAATAAGTCTCTTTTAATCCCCATCTCAGAGGAAACACCATTTTCTAATGATTCGTGAGTCAAAGACATTTTTTTCATAGAGATACCATCAAGAAAATGTCCTGTGTTGTGGAATTGTAATAGTTGAGTCCTAGCAGAATCTGTCCTTACTCTTAATTCGGTGAGAATTTCATGCAAACGAGAGTGAACATCCCAGTCAAAATTTTTGGGGTATCCAAGGACAGCAGGTGTATTTGATTTTTTTGCTTTCCTTTTCCTACTCAATAATGGAACCAGAATCGTAATGATACCAGCAATAATTGCTGCTAGAACCATTCCAACTTCAACCCAAGATCCAAACTTATCGATCTCTACTGATTCTGGTTGTATGCCTAATAATGTTAACATATATTAATATGCTCCACTAGTTTTTGGAGGTTTCACTTTTTTCTTTTTTACT